GGTGGCGTCGACGATCTTGAAGTGTTCGGGAAGGCTGACGTTCATCTTCGTTTCTCCTTCAGCGTCAGGCGCGCGTCGCGAGCGCGATGAACGGGCTGACCGTGGCCGTGCCCTTGTACGGGGTGATCGGGCTGTTCGGGATCGGCGCCCCGTTGAAGCGGAGCACGAACCGGAACACCGACTCGTCGTACAGGAAGCGGACGTGGATGGACGACGCGGCCTGCGTCCCGCCCTTGCGGATCGCGAGGTACTGCGAGAAGTCGCAGAACGCGATGTCGCCGACGGTGCCGAGCGCCGCGGCCTGCTCGATGGGGACGATGGGGCGGCCGAGCAGCGTGCCGGCCGGGGTCGCGGACATCCCGCCCGCCGGGATGAACATCGGCACGCCGCCGACGCCCACGGCCTGCGAGAGGGCGAAGAGCTGCGGCCACGTCTCCTGGTTGATGAACCAGGCCGCGTTGCCGAGCGAGCCGGCGGGCATCCGCGAGTACATCTTCTGGAGGTTCGCGGCCACGATCGTCGCGGCGGCCTGGCCCGCTTCCTTCGCGACGGTCACGAGCGCGGGGGCGGCGAGGATGCCGAGCGGCTTGCCCGCGCCGTTCCCGTTGTAGATCGCGTCGTCGAGCTGGAAGCCGAACTCGTCGGCGAACCACTCGTTGACGACCGAGGTGATGGCGGTGGCGTCCTGCAGGAGCTCGTCGGTCGCGTAGAAGAGGCCGATGAGCTTCTGGAGGTTGTAGTCCCACTGGCGGAACTTCGGAGCGGAGTCGGTCTTGAGGGCCGCTTCCGCCGCCCAGTAGGCGATGATCCCGCCGTACCGGCTGGAGGCCCGCGAGGTCTCCGCGGCGAGGTTGAGCTTGAGCCCGTTGCTGTTCGGGCCGATCTCCTGGACGCGGACCCGGCTGGCGAGCTGGCCCGTGGTGAACGCCTTGTTGGTGAGCTCGGTGGCGAAGTCGGACTGGACGAGGAAGCCGCCCTCGGAGGGGACGCCCTCGTTGAGCCCGGTCGCCGCCGCCTGGAGGCGGACGTCGGAGCCGCGCTGGACGGCCTGGAGCAGCTCGCCCACGGTCCCGAACTTCTCGGGCTTGGGATCAGCGGTGGCGGCCGGCGCCGCGCTGGCGATCGGCTTGGCCTCGGTGCGGTCGTACTCGAGCTGCTTCCGCTCGAGCTTGAGGGTGGCCTCGACGTTGTCGATCACCTTCTCGATGCTCGACGCCTTCGCCAGCTCCTCTTCGGTCAGCGCCCGGTTGTTGTCGGTCTCTGCCGTGGCGAGGAGCGCGTTCAGTGCCTTACGGCGCTCGCTGGCCTCGGCTTCCAGCCTCTGGATTCGGTCCATCATCGCTCCTCGTGCCGGAAAGCGGAAAGGCCCGCGCCGGCACAGTGAAAGGTTTCACTGCACCAGACAGCGGGCCTCACGAGGCGCTCTGTCGCTACCGTTCCCCGGGCCGAAGCGCGGGTAACGGCCGTCCGTCTCTACGGTCTAAGAGTACACCCTCCGTCAAGCCCTCGCACGGGAGCGGAGCCTGAACGTGGCGGCGTCCATCGCCTTGCTGCCCCCCGATAGCCGCTTCTGCCCGCTCGCCAGCCGAGCCACGACCTCGTCCAGCGTGGCGATCCGGTCGGCCGCCCCGGCCGCCACCGCCTGGGAGGCGGTCAGAATGCCACCCTCACCGAAGTCGCTGTGGACCTTCGCCACCGACACCCCGCGGCCCTTCGCCACGTCGGCCTCGAACATCCGACCGGCCTCGTCCACGCGGGCCTGGATCGACGCCAGGGCGCCCTCGGACAGGGGCTCGACGCCGCTCGCCTCCGCCTTCCTGGCGCCGTACTTGATGAACGTGACCGCCAGACCGGCCTGCTCGAGCGCCTTGCTCTCGTCCACGTAGGTGCTGAACACGCCCACGCTGCCGGCCAGCCCGGACGGAGTCACCACGAACTCGTCGGCCTGGCTGCCCAACCAGTACGCCGCGCTCGCCGCGATGGGGTTGGCGACCGCCACCAGCGGCTTCGTGCCCCGCGCGGCCCGGATCTGCGCCGCCGCCTCCGTCATCCCGAACGTCTCACCGCCAGGCGAATCGATGTCCAACAGCACGGCCCCGATGGACTGGTCGCCGAGCGCCGCCACGACCTCGCGCGCGAACGCCTGGACGCTGGTGCCCCCGAAGAGCATCGAGAACAGCGTCGGCTTCTGCGTCAGGAAGCCCGACAGCGGGATCACCGCCACGCTCCCCACCGACCGCTTCGCCGGGATGAGCCGCGCTGCCGCCTCGGCCGTCCAGGTGAAGACGGCGCCCTTCGTCTGCTCGGCCCACAGCCGATAGGTCCGCTCGTCCATCGCCAGCACGTCAGCCAATGGGTTCATGCTTGCCTCCCTACGAGTTCTCGCTGTACGCCGTCGCCACCCAGGTGCCCGGCGTGTAGTGCAGGGTCAGGCTGTCGAGCGTGTTCAGGACGAGGTTCGTGTCTCCGTCGAGCTCGGCCGTGGTGCCATCGTCGTCCACAATCGTGATGTTCCCCGACGCCGCGGCGATCTGGATGATCGTGACCGAGTCCCCCGTCACAAGCCCAGTCTCGCCCATCGTGACGGTGCATCCATCGGCGTCGAGGCAGCTCAGCGTGGCCAGGCGATAGCCGGCGGCCTGCAACGTGTAGGTCGCCGCTCCTGCGCCGCCGCTGTCGGGGATCGCGTAGTTGAACACGTTCGCCAGCACGGCGGTCCCGCTCACCTTGCCGATCGTCAGCAGCGTGTCCGCGGTCGGATCGGTGACCGCGATCTCAGTCTCGTAGGCGTCAGCCGTAGCCCCTTCAAATGCGAGGCGACCGCTAGAAGCCCAGATGGCAGACGCGGCGCCGGGGGCGCTGCCCAGGCCGGCCGTGGTCCAGGCGCTCCCGCTCCAGTAGTACAGGACGTTCTCGTCCGAGGCCCAGAAAGGCGTCCCGGGAGCGACCGGCGTCCCGTTCGGGATCGCCGGGGTCGTCGGCCTCACCCCCCACCCGTAGAGCACCCGGTTCGAGGAGTCCACGAGGAACGTGTGACCCGGCAGCACGACCTCGCGCACGTCGGCGCCGGCCGACCCGGCCATCAGCAGCAGCACGATCAGGCAAAGCAGTTTCCGCATGACTTCCTCCTCTAGGCGCCGAGCTGGCGCTCCTCCTTCGGTTTCGCGGTGGCCACCAGCTTCCGCACCTGCTCGGGTGGCACGCCCAGCGCAGCCGCGCTCTCTCTCAGCGCAGCCAGCGCCTTCTGCCGCGCGCTCTGCTCATCCAGCATCGCCGTCATGCGCGCGTCCGTCGCATCCTCCGCGTCGTCCTCGTCGGGTTCAGGGGGTGGCTGTGGCGGCGCGGTGCCGGTTCCGCGGGCCTGCTGCGGCGCCGTCGGCGTCACGTACACGTCCCCACCCTCGCGCGGATTGCGGTCCTCGAACTCCCGGCACTCATTCGGCGAGTAGATCCCATTCGCGATCGCCGTGGCGTACACCGTGAACCGCGTCGCCATGTCGGCCTGCATCAGCTTCCCGACGTTGAAGCGGATGTGCACGTCGTTCTCCGCGACTAGCGTGGCCTCGAACGACTCCTGCCAGATCGTCAGCCACGGGATCAGCGCGTAGGTCACGAACTGGAACGTCTGCGCCTCGATCCCGGACCCCCACGACGTCGACCGCTCGACGTCCCCGATCATGTGGGGCGGCACCCCGAACAGCCGCGCGAGCTCGGCCACGCTGAACTTCCGGGTTTCGAGGAACTGCGCGTCGTCCGCGTTCATCCCCATCGACTTGAAGTCCATCCCCTGCTCGAGGAGCGGGTAGCCGCGCTCGCTCTGCCGCTTGAACGACTCCGAGATGTCGTTCCTCAGCTTCGGGTCGGTCAGCGGCCCCGGCATCGTGAGGATGCCCGGATACTTCACCCCCGACGCGAAGAGCTTGGCCCCGTAGCTGTCCGCGGCGAGCGCCAGGCCGAGCGCCTCGCGCGCCCGCTGGATGATCGACTGCCCGCGCAGCCCGTCGGTCCACAGCCCGGTCACGTGCAGGATCTCGACGTCCCCCATGAGGACGTCCGTCTGGCCGCCGCTACGCTTCACCCTGTAGCGCCGCCGCCCGGTCGGAAGCAGATCGGGGCCCTCCACCTGGGCCGGCGCCAGCGGCCAGAGCTCGGGGCCCTCGGGGCCGTTCTTCCGCTCCGCAAAGGCGTTCCCGGCCAGGAGCGCCTGGTGCATCATCAGCGCCTTGAACTGGTAGGGTTTCTGGTACGGGTTCGGCCGCTTCCTCAGCAGCACGCTCGCCGGGTGGCTCGACACCTCGAGCTTTCCGGCGTCGGTGTACCGGAGCACCTGGGGCGGCAGCGTCAGGAACGCCCGCTTGAACAGGTCGACGCACGCCTGCAGCGTGACGTACTGCTCGGCCGTGGCCTCGCTGACCACCTGCCCCGCCTTCGACGGAAGGAACTCCTGGGGCCAGTACCTCTCGTCGAGTGCCGGGTCGGCCGCGCGCGGCGCACGAAACAGCGTCCGAAGGGCATCCGCTACACGCACGGGATGGGCTCCTCTCCCCGCGCGATCCGCGCGGCGAACTGGTCGTCTTGCGGTTCCGGTAGCGCCATCAGCCGACTCAGCGCCATGATCGTCGCCACCACGCCGTCAATCCGCTTCGCCTGCTTCCGCGGCTTCACCGGGCGAATCCGGCCCGCGTCATCCTGCTTCACCGCCACGTTCTCGACGTTCCAGCGCAGGAGCCGGTGTCCGGCGTGGATCACCCGCTTCGACTTCACCAGCGCCTCGAACACCTGGCAGGCCTCGCTCAGGTGCTTGTAGTTCTGCAGCACCTCGACGGTCTTGTACCCGGCCGCCAGGAGGCGCACCGCGATCTCGGTGGCGAACGCCGGGTCGTAACCCACCTCGGCCTGCTTCGCCAGCGGGAACCGCTTGGCGATCCCCAGCACGTGCGAGACGATCGCGTCCGAGTCGATCACCGCCCCACCCGTCGCCTTCAGCAGGCCCTCGTCGCGCCAGATGTCATAGGGCACCCGATCGACCGCCGCCCGCTCTCGCAGCGTGTCCTCGGGCAGCCAGAACGCGGGGAGGATCGCGATGCGGTAG